GACTATATGCAATGTTATTTATTATTTTTACATCCAAAAAGTCTTGCACTTCCCAGACTATATGCAATGTTATTTATTATTTTTACATCCAAAAAGTCTTGCACTTCCCAACCATACTGTTTGAGATTGAAGTCATCATAACCTATCAAACCTTCTAGTTTCCTGTCAGACTCGATGGCTCTTTCAATCCGTTGTTCATGGTTACCTATTAAGAAAACTAACTTAGGGTTCCATGTTTTCTTTCTGTTTCTCTTTAACCTATTGATTTCATTAACAATTGGTTTCATCAATCTGCTCATCGCTAGGTTTCCAGCAGTGATATCAGACTGGTACGTCCGTCCCTCGAATGCTTTCTTACCAACATCGTAAACACTAAGGCTCGGCATATCCCAATGGTCTCCGAGATGGACAATAACATCAGGTTTCTTTTCTGCTGCGTATTTCCCGACCCACTCTAAATGCTCAGTAGGATTTCCAGGTTTGCATTGGGTATCAGGAATGACTAAGTGTCTCATGTTTCTCCTTTAGCAGTCGTATGAAGTATTCTGCATCGATAACAGCCAGTGGTTTAGAGTGGTTCTGTTTAACAATAACAACAGGCTCTCTATCTTCTGGACAGTTGTCGGCAGCTTGGGAATAAAAGGCATATACAGCGAGAGAATTTCTTGACTTACACTCTACTGATATGCCTAATGTATCTCCAGCTTCTTGAGAAAACAGTATGTCTTCCCCTCCTGCTCCCATACTGGTTGATCTTACATCGTCTTTGGAAAAGGAAAAGAGTTCGAGGATTTGGTCTCTGAACCATTGCTGGAGTTTTCTTCCTTTGGCTTTTGCACTTTGGGTTTTGATTGTTTTCTCCTTATGTCTAAGAACTTATTCAATCTAACCCGTTTCATCTTAGTGATCCACCCTTTAGGTATGTGTAGTCTTGAGTTAGATTGTTCGTTAGATAATGCAGCAGCAATACATATAGCTGAATCGTCTTCGGACACAACAAACCCCATACTTAACACAGGGTGTATGTTAGGCTTGACATTATCTTCCCAACCACAGTCAGACAAAGCATCCCACCATTCGATATAAACTATTTCTGGGAAATCTTTGGTGTCCAAAGCTGACCAGATTTTCTTCGTATCCATAGTAATTGCGCCCTTTCAATTAGTAACTCAAGGTTATCCTCATACGCTTCTAAAACCGCAGCGAATAATTGTCTCTCGTTTTTACAGTCCTTCAGTATCTTCTCGGCTTTTACGGGACCTATACCCTGCAGTCCAGGAATGTTGTCCACTCGATCACCGGTCAGTATCTGAAGATAAAAATGTTTGATGGCTTCCTTCTCAGTAATGTAATAAAGATTGTCCTTGACAAAGTTGTAGTGCCATCCCCGCAACATATCAAGGTCTTTATCTAACGACATGATGCAAAAGGCTCCTGCCTTCATAGTGTAGGCAGCAATACCAATTGCATCATCCGCTTCTTCACCTTCGCTTAACTCGAATCCCCATCGTTCAATGAGGTACTGACGCAGAGCTTCGTAATGGTTAGGCTTTCTCGCGCCACTACGATTCCCCTTGTACTCTTTCTCGTTAGCTATCTTGTACCGGAAGTTGGTCCTGCCGGTGACGTAACCAGAGAAGTCATCTACGTAATCGAAGCGTAAAAGATTAGTAACATAGTTACCCATCCGACTAATAGCAAACTTCTCATCGTCATCGTCACTAGCAAAACCAATTCGGTACACTAGGATATCACCGTCTATCAGTGCAGTTGCATTATTGAGAGACGGTCTACCCATTATACTGCTTCTAGTGCGTCCAGTTCTGGGTCACTAGCTGAAGGTGCATCGTAGTGAATCAGGTTCGTTACAACTACTGTTCCCCTAATCCCTGCTGACACGCCCTTCTTACCTTTGTAATTGTAGGTATAAGGATCAATGATAGCGACACAATCAGAGCCGTTACCAATCTTACCTGTAATCTCGTTACCTTCAGAGTCAACCATCTTAATCGGATAGTTACTCTTACACGTTACATGAAACTGCTGCTTGTCTTTATGCTTGACATCGATCATTGCTTCGTCCTGTAACTTTGCTACTGCCTGTTCAGATAGTTGACCAATATCCACACCATACCGTCCATCATCGTATGGCTCGTTGTGTCGTGACCAAAATATCTGACCTTTTACTTTTACTGGTTTCATTTAATTTCCTTTAATTAATGTGTCGCTGCCCAATTTAGTCCTACTTTGAATTCCCCGTCCAAAGGGCAACGTAAATTTAGACGGATCCCTGCTTGACGGATGGATTGTACCGCAAAGTGTCCAACCGTTTCTGCATCTTGTTCAGTCGTTTCAATCTGCCATTCATCATGCACATTGGCAACAAACCGAGCATCCATATTAGCATGAATTAACTTTCTGTTCAACATAATTAACGCTTGCTTCATAACTATTGCACCTGCACCCTGCAGTAATGTATTCAGTGCAGCGTGTTGTGACCTAACAATCAACCTACGACCATCCAGTCCAGGTAACCATTCCTTCTCAGCTAACCGGCTAACCTTGTCCTTTAGCTTCTGCAAGGCTGGCGTGTTCTTTAAGAAGCTATCGATCAATCGTTTACCTTCTCGCTCACCGCCACCTACAATCTGTCCGATCTTAGCAGGACCAGCACCATACAGAAACGCATAGATAAACGTCTTGGCTTGATCCCTGTCAGTCAATCCTGCTGCTTTCATGTTAGCTGTATGGATGTCACCTTCGAGTATCTCTTTCGTGTAGTTCTTGTCATCCATGTAGTGTGCAAGCATTCGTAACTCTAAGCCTGAAGCATCAGCACCCAGTAGTACATTACCGTCCTCTACTGTCCACACAGATCTACACTCCTCACCATACTCACTACCGACACGCGGGACTTGAGCTAGGTTAGGTTTACTGTGTGTCATTCTTCCCGTGATTGCTCCGTTGGTTCTGACCTTACAGTGTACCCGTCCCCTTTCAGATACATTTTCAACCCACGACTTAACTTGAGCCACCCGTTTCTGAAGTAGTAGATATCGTAGAATAGGTTTAGCTTGAGGGATTCTAACAGTTTGTAATACTTTCTCATCGACAATCACCGATCCTTTCTCTGTGTGTTTTCTAGGTTTCCATCCCAGACTCATTAGTCTCTCCGCTATTTGCTTGCGGGAACCTGGGTTGAATACTTCTACTTTATCCTTCAATCTCTTACCTGTCTTGTCGCTATATCGCTCAGTGGTTATCGGTTCAAAGACCTGCTGGAGTTCTTCTTCAATGTCCATAAGGCTTTGCTGCCAGTTAGCAAGCATCGACATACACTTCGGTACATCTAGTTTAAATCCGTTTTCTTCTTGCTTTTTAACGACCATAGCGACCTCATGCTCAAGATCGACTGACTTACCCCAGTCCAGTAGACTATCAGTAAGATGCGTAAATAGTGCATGAGTAATCTCAACGTCTTGTATGCAGTAGTCAACCATGTCTTCAGATAAGCCACCATCAAAGTCACTGAAGTCCCCTTTTTTTAGCCCTAGTCTCACGCCCCATGAATCGAGAGAGTGTCCTTTTTCTAGGACGGGGTTTAGTAACCTTGACATTATCAACGTATCTCGTAATGGGTTCGAGTCCGTATTCAAATTCCATAGCTTCTTCAATACTGGTAAGTCGAAGTTGATTATGTTGTGACCAATCAACAGGTCTTGATCCTCGATGTATTGGCGTAAGCCGTTTGCTACTTTCCATACCTTAACCTCCCCTGTATCTATGTCCTTAGTGACCGCACACCAGATAGTCGTAGCGTCTAGGTCATCAGTCTCAATATCAATCGCTAGTCTTTTCATAGAGCGTCCTCGTCAAACCTTTCGATCATCCTACCAGTTTGTTTATTGTACAACAACCGACAGGCGGGACCAGTGAGACCACTGAATCTATTCTTCAGGACACGAACGCGGGTGGTATGTCTTTCTTCTTCGTCCTCGTGCTGACCGTTACGCTCAAGACCTATAACGATATCCGCTACGTTACCTTGAGCCGATGACCCTTTAAGGTGAGCCAGACTGGTTAACGCTCCTTCCTCGTGACCCTTACCTTCAGGTCTCTTCAGGTGCGAGACAACGAACAGACATATCCCAGTTTCTTTTACTAGGATACGCAACTCCCGCATGATCTCTTCCAGTGCTTCTCGCTCTGACCCTCGTTCTGCTCCTGCGACTACGATACTCACATGGTCAAGCACCACGAACTTAGCTCCGAGACCTTTAGCCATGTAACGAATTCGAGACACTATCTTGGATTTGTCTAGCTCACCGTTGCTATCGAGTAGAAACAATCGACCAGTGCCTAACGTAGCCTCGAAGGACTCCCGCAGTTCCTTGTCCGACACCTTAGTGGTAGGAAGGTGCAGTAGTTTGTTGGCGTGTAGTGACATCATTGACCGAGCAGTGGTACGCACCGTCTCTTCCAGGAACAGTAGTCCTATGTTGTCTTCGGTGTTGTTCAAAATATGGTAGACAAACTCCCGCATGAACTGGGACTTACCGAGACCTGAACCGGCAGCTACAATCACCATCTCATTCGGTCTAATGCCGTAGGTTAAATCGTTCAGCCCCTTGTAAGGATAGTTGACTAGACTATCTTCCATTGGAGCACTAACTATATCCCACAAAGTACTTCCATCCACGATACCATCAGGAACAAACCGCTCAGAGTTCCACCATTCCTTGACAAACTCTTCACCCCATCCTTGTTGTAAATATTCACTCGCATCCTTGAGTCCTTTACTGCTCTTAAACACTTTGACTTTAGACCCGAACAACTCAGCTACCTGTTGTGAGGCTTCCCGCCCCTGAGGATCCATATCAAAACAAACAACAATCGTATCAAAGCTATCGATAAACTCGAAGGCATTCTTACAATCGTTTAACGCACTCCCTGCCCCGTTACGCACCGAGACCACAGGGTAGGTACTGACACCGCCAAGCATTTGCCAGACACTCATAGCGTCCCACTCGCCTTCGCAAATCGTCAACATCTTCTGACCTTTGGAAAACAAATGCTGACCGAACAGTCTACCGTCCCGCCAGTTACCTGCTATCGAGTATTTCTTTTCGTCTATCTGGCGTTTCTTGTAGGCTACTATGTTCCCCTGCTCATCACAGTAGGGGAAATGGTAATGATTATCTGCCGTTATAGTCCCGTAGAACTCGCACGTTAACCTTGAGAGTTTCCTATCGGTAATCGTTTTAAACTCCCCTTGTACAAGAGAGAATGCCTTCTTAGAGTTAATAACCTTGAGAGATTCCTCGCTAGGTTTAAAGGTAGCCTTATCGCAAGAGAAACACTTAGTCCCCCAGTCGTAGATCGTAAGCGCATCACTGCTCCCACAATCTGAACAGGGTTGAGCCGTTAGTATCTGAACACCCATAATACAAATCTCCTTCTATATATAACTATATAGTTAACTATTAGAAACTATATGGTTCACTTAATAATAATAATACTTAATAACTAATTAATACTCTTAGAAACTACCTCGGACTGCATAGCTAGTTCTAATAGATCCATCATGACCTGCTTAGAACCATGCTCCCCCATGAGAGATACTACTTCTGAGAGTACCGAGTAGTAGTGACTTTCTTCTTGCATCAGTTGGTAGTCATCATCGTTCATGCTTTGTCCTTTTTCAGTCGATTAGTCCAAGTTTTCTCGCTAACAATCTTACCATCAATCAAGAAACGCTTGGTGTGATTCGTCCATATCAGTTGATACTTAGGTTTACCATTTCGGAACACTTCGTAAATAGTTTGTGTATCCCTCTCAGAGTTCATCAGAGCCTCCAGGTTTCGTTGTAATGTCATCAGGGTAGGGTAACCCCTCGGCATAGGTTAAATCGTCGTCAGCGTGCTTTAAATCGGGTCTATCGAGCATGAACACATCGTCCATGTCACTGCTCGACAAACAATCGTTACACAAACTGACGAATTCTAAACGTAAATTCTTACGAGTTGCCTCATAATCCGAGAGCAACCCGTCACAGCTTTCGCACCTCATTCGTTCGCCCAGTACTGATCGTCCTCATAACGTAGAACAATCAGTTTATCGTAAGCATCATCTTGATTGAGACTCCGATACTGTCCTAAATGTTGCGATACTTCGTCATAATCCATTGATAACACGTCATCGGTTATTTGGTCGAGCCTTGCATCGTTGTATTGGTTACTCATTGTTTACCCTCCTCGCATGGACAATAATAAAACTCCGTACCGTCTTCGCTATCGTCAATCAACTCGCACTTGTCACAATCTGGGTCAGGCTTACCGAATGGATTAATACCCTGCGACAACAAGTCGATCAAGGATTGTTTAGTTTTCTCTAGGTCTTTAATCATTAGCCCCAATCCTTTCTCTCGGTTTCATTCTCATAGCCTTCGCGGTATTCCTCTATCTCTTCAGGGGTCATGTCAGCTTCAACAATGCGGATACCTTTACCCGTGCCGTCTGGATACCAGTGCGGGTTATACGGTCTCCCGTAGTATGCGTCTGCTGATCCTCGGTCGAAACAATCCCCATGCTTTGGCATTCGTGTAAGTGAACTCATTTTACTTTCCTTTCTCTTCGTTTGAATAAAAATAAATCTAGTACTGGATCAATCCTATACAAATCACACAGGGTACGCAACCTCGAACCTTTATTATTGTAAACAAAGCCCCCGCGTATCTTCCGGTGCTTCTTCATCAACTGTTCGCGTCTTTGCTGACGCTGTTCGTCAGATAGCATGACTCCACATCCAGACCATAATCCCGATATGGATTGAAGCCAATACGACCAGTGCTAAGATCATCAATAGGTTATCTTTCATTCTGCGTCCTCCTCTTTCAAAAAGGTTTGTAGAGCGTACTCTATGTCATTAGTTATGTTAGACCAGTCAAGATCATCCATAATAAAATTACAAGCCTCCGCCCAATTTAATGAAGAGTCAAGATCGTAAAAATCTTTATCCCACCAAGCAATTACTAAAGAATCGTTTGGATCATATTTTTCTAAATACTTTATAATGTCTTTTATTTTCATCGTGTTACCTCCATTTTGTTAGCCTCGAAGACCGCCCTCGCAAACCCTCTAGGCGTAGCTGATCGAATGTTTTTTGTACGCATAGACTTACCGCCTAGTTTCCGGTGTTGTCTGCTACTACCAAAGCTCTCACAGTCTACCGGCTTTTTCTTAGGTAATCTAAATCCACCGCCAGTCCACAGGCACGTTTTCTTTGAGTACGCATCACGAGGTGCGATGTAGTCAGGGTATAGTGGGTGATCCGCCTCAGTTTCAGGGATGTAACCACCATACTCAAAAGGTTGGAAACAATAATCAGGCTTACGCCATAACGTAGCCAGTCGGCTGACAGGATTCTCCACCATGAATTTTGACTCTAACAAACTCGCAAGCATAGCGCACGCCTTCGCATGGTCGGTGGCTTCTACCTGAAAACGTGGATTCTTTTCTGCTTTGAACTTGAAATGCGGAGCACCGGACACCGCTAGATCTGTACACACGGGAAACGCTAACACCATGTGCGTCTTATAACTATGACGTTTCAACAATTTGAATATGAACGGGTAGAACTCGAAGCCTTTATCGTCCTTCATGGTTTCCTGTAGATCCATCTTAGCTTTGGTAATGCTTCCCCCGCCTTCATAATGGACTGTTTCACTTTCTTCGGTGTGTTGTATGTCATAGCAGAAACACTCATACCCCGCCCGCGCCCACGGTTCGACAGCCACACCCGTATAATCGTACAGACTAACAATCTGATTTTTCATTTTGCTTCCCTTTCGTCATCGTTAATAAAACCTTTTTGGTTTAACTCTTCGTCAGTCCAGTAACCCTCGCACGATCTGCACAGCCACCCGTTACGGTAGCTGTGTAGTGCGCGTTCGTCTTCTAGTTCACCGCATAGGTCGCAAGTGTTACTCATTGTCTGCCCCTTTCGCCAGTGTCTTTTCTAATTCGTTAAGCGTGAGTAGTGAAAACAATAACCCGTTTTCTAGTGCTACGTCTTTAATCTTTCGCGCACGCTCTAAGCACGCATTCAATTCAAATTCTAAATCGTCGATATGTCTCATGGTTTACCTATTGGTTGCTCGGTGTGTGTGTAATAAGCCATTTTATTTCTCCTCTAAAAGTTGAGTCAAGTAGTTGATTTCTTTTTGTTGTTCTCTCTTACTTCTTGCATTAGTTGAATAAAAATCTTTCATTGTCTGATGGTATTTTATTCTGCGTTCAATTTTATATCTAGGTGAATCAGGTGTAATTAGGTTGTGTCTCATGGTTTACCCTTTCCAATATGGATTGTTCATCATTAGATAAGCGCCTGACATTCCATCCAGTAAAGCAAGCATCTCTTTTGCACTGACTCGATGATATTCCACGTGCGACCCGTTGTTGCTTGTCAACTGCCAACCGCCATAGGCACTGCTATGATTTAGTTCTAGGGATGTGCTAAGCATCTCGTTAACTCTGTCCAATCTATCGTGTAATTTTTTTGTTGTAACTCTCATTGTGCTACTCCTTTGGTTAAGTGTTTTTGACTAAGACCGCCCGATACTAGCATGGACGGTTTCGGCTAATCAAGCCATCATCAGTTAGCCTTGAATCCAATCTCACGTAAGCAATCCGATACCGACTCCATTAAGGAATCAAGATCAATTTTCCCGCGTGTATTTACGGCTATGGAATCATGGTCGATTAAGTCATCGGATGCGGCATCAACTACCCATACCTCCAAATGCGACTCTGTTGTCGATTCGTCAATGGTAATTAAATGCTTTTCTTGGCAATCATCAAAATCGCTTCGGTCAATATATTTAAACCAAATAAACTGCCATTCAATAGAATTTTTTCCTTCGGTTTTCTTTTTAAGTGTTATCTGCTTTTCCATTGTGCTATTCCTTTATATAATTATGCCGTTGCGCTACCGACACCGTTAATGTAGTCGATCCCCGCCAACAGGTAAAGTGGCAATTGTGTGGCAGACTTGTGGCGTAGTGTGGCAATCTGTGGGTAGCTGTAAGTTATTGATTTATAAGGAATTTAACGATCTCACTGTCGGGAATACCATAGTAGCCGAAACCCGCTAGAATCGCTTAGAAGCGCTCTGAGAGCCTCTCAGGGCTATGTGTATCATTTATACAACAATTCCAGGAACTGTGTCATTTATGCTACACCCCCTCTCTGTTTTTAACAGCGCTCCCTAGTCTATATATTGTCGGATAAAGGGTACTGAAGCGCCTCTTACTTTTCCCGCAGACTCGACAGCCTATAAAGAACATGTTGTGTTCTATATAGCGCACACAGTGTTTTATATAGCCTATTTAGACACGGGGGGAGGGTATAGCTGTACTACCTAAGCTATTAGCTACCCCAACAGACACAAAAAAGGCTAAAATAGGCATAATACTGCATAAATTAAAGAGTAACTATGTAGAAAAAAGACATTTAGAATTAATGGTTTATAACATGAACCGTATAGTGAACATTTAGAACTAAAAAGAGTAGTCCTGCGAAGGTAAATAATGCTTGACAAAAGCCTAAAAGTATGCTATACTCAACCCCACTATACAGATGTAAGAGAAAATTATATGGTCCATTTAATAATCATAGTAAAAATAAAACAACTTAACACTGTATAGNTTTTATAGTTACTAATAGACCTGAAAGGATAAACTTTTATGTCCCTTGAAGATCCTCAGCCTAAAAAACGCGGTAGAGGTAGACCTCGAAAAACTGAGGTTGAAGCAAAAAAGAAACGAAATAAGGTTGGTCGTCCTCCAGGTGAGGCTGCTAGGATCAAAGAGTTTCATGCAAGGCTGTTAGCTACAAGTGGTGAAACGGTTATTAACACAATAATCACTAAGGCACTTGATAACGACGACAAAGATCAAGTAGCGTGTCTTAAAATGTGTATTGATCGTGTGTTACCGATGTCGTATTTTGAAAAGGGTAGGGATGCAGGTAGAGGTAGTGTCAACATTCAGATATCTATGGTAGGCGATAAGCAAGCTGAGGTATTAGAACAAGAAGAAGTAACTGATGTAGAGTTTGAGACCGTAAATGTCAGACCTGAAGATTAGTTTACTTCCCTGGCAACAGGAAGTCTGGACTGATCCAGCTAGATTTAAGGTTATAGCTGCTGGTCGTCGGACAGGTAAGAGTAGAATGGCTGCGTGGAGACTCATAGTGTCTGCGTTAGAGGCTGATAAGGGTCATGTGTGGTATGTAGCCCCTACTCAGCAACAGGCTAGGGACATTATGTGGCAACAGTTACTGGAGTTAGGTAATCCGGTCATAGCAAACAGCCATGTAAACAACATGCAGTTAACATTGATTAACGGTTCTATCATATCATTAAAGGGAGCAGATAGACCAGAGACAATGCGAGGTGTAGCTTTAAAGTTTGTTGTACTCGATGAGTATGCAGATATTAAACCTACAGTGTTCGAGCAGATTCTTAGACCAGCGTTAGCTGACTTGAAGGGTCACTGTATATTTATAGGTACACCGAAAGGACGTAACCACTTCTACGACATCTACAAGATGGGTAGGAGTAACAAGCCAGAGACTAAAGACTGGAAGTCCTGGCACTTTACTAGCTTTGATAATCCACTGCTAGATAAAGACGAGATTGAAATAGCAAAGAACACCATGTCTACGTTCGCATACAGACAGGAGTTCATGGCTAGTTTTGAAGCACCACAGTCGGAGATATTTAAAGAAGACTGGGTGGTAGTAAAGGATAAAGATGATGAGCCAGAGTATGGTACTTACTACATGGCTGTTGACTTGGCAGGTTTTGAGAACGTATCGAAGCAAGCAAGTAACAAGAAGAAGTACCTAGACCAAACGTCTATAGCTATTGTCAAGGTAGGTGATGACAATAAATGGTGGGTAGATAAGGTTGATGC